ACCTCGACCGCACGCTCGTCTGCACGCAGTGGGTGATGCGGTTCGACCGATTCCCCACGTCGGGCATCGAGGCGATTGAGTTGCCACGGCCGCCGATGGCCGTCGCGGGCACGGCCACGGCCGTGTCGCTCACGTTCACGACCGACAGCGGAACGACCGGATCCTACGCCGTGGAGCAGTTCCGCGTGGATCGCCAATCGACGCCGGGCGCGGTGCTGCCGATCTACGCGGGCACCTGGCCGCCGCATCGAATCGACCACGGGGCGCACGCGGTGACGTGGTGGGCTGGGTACGGGAACAGCGGCACCGACGTGCCCGCTGCGATCCGGCACGCGATTCTGATGCTGGTGGGCATGTGGTTCGAACGCCGCATGGCGGCCGACTCCATGGGTGGCAACGAGATCCCGTTCGGCGTGAAGTCGCTCCTGGACTCGCAGCGATGGGGTTCCTACCGATGATTGATCCCGGCAAGCTCCGCGAGCGCGTCACCGTGCAGATCGCCAGCGGCACGACGAATGCCCTCGGCGAGACGGTGCTGGCGTGGGCTGACTCGTCGGCTGTGTGGGCGAGCGTGGAAGGCGTGTCGGCCCGTGAAGCGTTGATCGCCGGCCAGCAGGAAACAAGCGTGACGCACAAGGTGCGAATGCGCTACCTGCCGGGCCTAACGAGCCAGATGCGGTTCTCGTGGCGCTCCCGCACGCTTGAGATCGTCAGCCTGCTCGAGCACGGCAACCGCAGCGAGCACGAAGCTATTTGCCAGGAGCAGGCGTAGATGGCAAAGCCGAAGCCTGACTCCACGCTCCGGGTTGACATGTACTTCCCAGACATGGAGGAGCTGCGGGCAGAGTTGGCTAAGTTGCCCAGGAATCTTGCAGCAAAGCACTTGGGTGCTGCCTTGCGCAAAGCCGTTCAGCCTGGGCTGACTGCCCTGCGAAAGAACACGCCAAAGGGGCCGACCGGCAACCTGCGGAAGAGCATCAAAACCAAGGTAAAGACCTACCCAAAGCAGGGAAACGCCGTGGGCATGGTGGGCTACTCGTGGGGTGGCGACTCAAAGGGCTACCACCAGGGCTTCATTGAGTTCGGCACAAAGGAGCGGCAGACGAAGGGGGCGGTGGCGTCGAGTTTCAAGAAGCGCGGGCCGTTCACGATTGCCCGGCCGCGAAAACTTGGCAAGCCGCCAAAGAACCTCTTCGGTGCGGCAGGTGACCGCTATGCCGCCCGCTACCGCTCCAGGCTGAAGGTGCAGACGAACCCAAAGTATCCGAAGGCGTTCTTCAAGCGGGCCGCCGCCGGCGAGGTCGTGAAGCTCGGCAAGATGCCGGTCGGTGGGCGCACAGGCGTGCCGCCTGTGAAGACGGCCTTCAACCAAGCGAAGCCAGCCATGACGGCAGAGCTCCGCATGCAGTTGGGCGCACGGATCGAAAAGGCGTGGCAGGAGTTGGAGGGCCGGACGAAGCGTGGGCTGCAGACCACATACAACGCATACCGCGAAAAGAAGATTCTCGACCGGCTCTTTGGCTAGAGAGGCCACGCCATGAAATCCCCAGAAGCCGTCCTCCGCTCCGCCTTGGTGACGAACACCGTCACCTCGTCCATCGTGGGCAACCGCGTCTTCCCGCTCCTGGCCCCGAAGACGGCGGCCCTGCCGTTTATCACCTGGCGGCGTTCGGCAATCAGCCGCGAGCACACGCTGGCCGGGCCAATGGGCGTGCCCAACGTGAGCGTGGAAATGCAGTCTTTCGCCACCACCTACGAGGACGTGCGGGAACTGGCTGACCGCGTGCGTCTGGTTCTGGATGGCTACGGGGGGACTTTGAACAATACAGAAGTGAAGCATGTGTCGCTGGAGCAGGAATCCGACGACTTCGTGCAGCTGGCAGGCGGCGACCTTCCGCCGGTGTACCAAGTAACTCAGACCTTCAACGTCCTCTGGCAGGAGACCTAGCAGATGTCAGCAACGCCGCATGACGGAACGGGCACCGTTTTCAGCTTCGGTGGCACCTCGTTCACCGTCACGAACATCGTCGTCAGCAACACGGACCCGGCCGCCGAAGACACCATTGACGTGTCGCATCTCGGCCTGACCACCGGCAACAGCGTCCGCACCATCAGCCGCCCACTCCAGGGTTCGGCGACAGACACCGGCCGCGAGGTCGTGGTCGATTACCTCGGCACGAACATCATCCGAGACGCTTCGACGGGCACGCTTGTGTTGACGGTCGGCGGCGTGTCGGCGATCAGCGCCGCCGCGACCGTGGCTTCGTCCACGCTGACGTTTGCGACGAACGACGCCGTGCGGGGCCAGGTCACCTTCAAGGTCGCCCGGTACTAAGCCTGACGGAGGCCCGTCATGGCAAACGAGTGCGCGGGCGTTACGGCTTCGTGGAACTCCACGAACTTTGGCGAGGTTGTGGAGATCAAGGTCAACGCGGGCGGCAGTCTGCCGCTCGCGCGGGCGAGCACCTGGTCATTTGACGTTGGCACTATAGATATCTCGTGCCTGAGCACTGCCAACGTCTCGCTGGCCCAATACGGCAGGAAAGCCACGCTCACCATCTCTGGTGGTGGGCTGACCTTCTCGACCAAGGCCGTCTGCGAGCGCGTGCAACTCTCGGGCAAGGTAAACGACATCGCACGGTACGCGGTGTCGTTCAAAATCACGCCCGAATGAGGACACACGCATGGCACTGACCGCAGAACAGATCCTGGCAGCGGACGACCTGGGCCTTCTTAAGGTCAACGTGAAGGAGTGGGGCGGAGAGGTCTACATCCGCGTGATGACCGTGGGCGAGCTCGACGCCTACCAAAAGGAATGGGTCGGGAAGAAGGAACTCGGCGTGGACAACTTCCGCGCCAAGTTTCTCGCCCGCTGCCTGTGCGACCAGGCTGGCCAGCGGCTGTTCAACGACGAGCAGATTGAGAAGTTGGCGGCAAAGAGCGCGAAGGTGGTGAGCCGGTTGTTCGACAAGGCCGCCGCCCACAACGCGATCACGGACAAGGACGTAGAGGAACTGGCAAAAAACTAAGCATCCGCCCGACGCGCAGGTTTCTGTTTCGTTTGGCGGGGCATTTGAAGATGACGGTGGGCGAGCTCGAGCGGCGCATGTCGGCCGTCGAGTTCGCAGAGTGGTTGGCTTACACGAGGTACTTCGAGGCGTTGCCGGATTCGTGGCGTGAGACGGGGCTGCTGGCGAGCGCGGTTCTCGCCCCGCATTCCGCCAAGGGCAGGGCACCGCGTGCGGAAGACTTCGTGCCGATCGAAAAACCGCCGCAGCATCAGCAGCAGATGGTGGATCAGATCAAGCAGTTACAGCAGTTATTTAACGGCGGGTGACGTATGGCGACAGTAATCGGCGTTGGCATGCAGATGACGGCGAACGCCTCTGGCATGACCAAGGGGCTGTCCGACGCCGATAAGGCGCTGCAGCTGCTTCAGAAGATCGTCGATCAGAACCAGAAGAGCCTGCAACGGTTCACGGGCGAGGCCGATAAGACCACTCAGCAACTCGACAAGCTCACGAAAGGCGTGAGCACCTTGAGCACGATCGAGATCGGCCGCGTGCTGGTGGACACTTTCCAGGCCCTCGGCAGTGCGTTTACGAGCGCCGCCCAGAACGTGCTGACGCTCGCCGGGAATGTCAGTTCGTCGCTCGACTCACTCAATGATCTCTCGGCCCGCACGGGCATTGGCGTGGAATCGCTCCAAGGCTACGCCCTGGCCGCAAAGATGGCGGGCGTGGACACGGAAGCCTTCGGCGTGGCGGTGCAGAAGTTGGCCGTGAACATCGGCAAGGCGACGCCTGGCGATGCCATGGACAAGGCGCTCCGTGGGATCAACCTGAGCGTGGCCGAGTTGAGGATGCTGGCCCCCGAGCAGCAGTTTTCCGTAATCGGTGATGCCATTGCCCAGTTGCCTACGGTGGCAGAGCGGGCGGCAGTGGCCGTGCAGGTGTTCGGCAAACAGGGCGCAGCCCTGGCTCCGCTGTTCCGCGAAGGGGCGGCCAGCATCGAAGAGCTGCGGGCGAGGGCCGAGCGCCTTGGCATCATCGTCAGCGAGACGCAGATCAACAACGTGGCCGACATGAACGACGCCTTCGACCTGGTGCGAGCCACCATCGAAGGCATTATCGGCCAGGTCGAAGGCAACCTCGCGCCGGCTGTCACGGAAGTCACGAATCAATTCTTGAAGTTTGTGGAGGAGTGGAGCGGCGCGCAAGGCGAAGGCGGCGCCGGCATCGCGAACGCGATCACGGACGTGCTCTTGCGTGGGGCCGAGATCTTCGCAGGCGTGTTCGACCAGTTCGTGGGCAACTTCGGCTGGTTTACCAGCTCGATCACTGAAGCCAGTGCGGTGTTTCAGTTTGTTGCCAACGCCTTCACGGCCGTGACTGAATCGCTGCGGCAGGTGTTCAACCTTTTTGAGATGGTCGGCAATGGCATCATGATGGCCATCGGCAAGCTACTCGAAGAGGTTGGCGCGTGGGTGTCTGACGATCTCGCTCAGGTTGGGGCCGACCTCGCCAACGAGGCATCGGCCGCGTTGGCGCAGAACCAGAAGGAGTTCCTTGAAGCCGGTGCCAACTCGTTCCAGGCTGGCCTCAACGCCGTTGGCCTTGGCGAAGGCGAGACATCGGCGGCCGCGCGTGGGCAGGGTGCCGCCACGGCCTATGTTCAGGCGTTCCGTGAGCAGGTGCAGGCAAGCCAAGCCCCAGAGATCAAGGTGGCCACCAACCTTGATGCGACCGAGGAGCGGCTGCAGCAGTTTCTTGCCAAGGCTACGGACGGCGGATCAGAGTTCCTGCGGCAGTCCGCAGAGACACTGGACACCTTCCAGCGGATGGCGGCCGCGGGCGGGCTGACGGCCGACCAGATCAAGATCATGGACGGCTTCATGAAGAACGTCAACGCCGAACTCACCAAGGAGTTGACGCTAAGACAAGAGGCAGCCGACGCCGCCGCGCAGCAAGCCACTGCTGACGACAAGCGGATTGAAAGCCTGTTCAAGACCAGCGAAGCCTCTAGCAAACTCAAAGACGACCTGGCGGCCGTCGAGCGAAAGATTGAGGTCGTCCGGCAGGCGACAGACGCAGATTCCCAGGCCCGCCTCGTGAGGCTCACAGAACTCCGCGACAACCTCAAGGAGCAGCAGCAGGCTCTGGAGCAAGGCTTCGGCCAGGGTTTTGCGACGGCCTTTGAAGAGACCGACAAAGCCATTCAGCGGGCGATCGAGAAGGCTGGCAAGTTTGGCGCGGCCGGATCTGCGGCGGCTGCCGACCTCGCCGCTGGCATTGAGGCGGCGAAGGGGTTGGTGAAAGACGGCATCCTCGACCGGGAAGCCTTCGAGCTCGAGGTGGCCCGTCAGCAGCAGTTCTTCCAGCAGCGCGTCGAGCAGGAGCAGGCCGTGACCCGCGAGCGAGAGGCCGCTGCCCAGCGCGTCGAAGACTTCCTCGCGTCGAGGATCGACGAGCGGCAGCGGGCCGAACTGGAAGCCGTGAAGCAGTTGGAAGAACGCAAGAAGCAGGCAGCGGTCAATGTCCAGGCGATTGAAGCGAAGATACTGACCGAACAGAAAGCGATCGAGGCGGCCCGCGAGGCGAAGGACATCAACGCACTCCGGGCGCGCGCCCAAGAATTGAAACTTCTAAACCAGGCGAAGCTTGCCGAGCAACAGATCGCTAACGGCCGCGTGCAGGCCAACCGCCAGCAGTTGCGGCAGATTCAGCAGGGGAACACGCCAGCGCAACAATTTCAGGCCCTTATCACGCGCAGCAACGACCTGTTCGTGTCCGGTATTCAGAAAACCTACGCCGGGGCAAACGCCGCCCTGGCTCAGAGCGCACAGTTCGCCGCACAGCAGGCCGAGGGCATGCGTCGGTTTCAGGAGCTCTCGCGGCCGACGAACGCCGCAGTGCAGACCGCCGACATTCGCACGGCCGAGGGGCAAGCGTTGGTGCAGGACGTTGCCGCACAGGCCCAAGACCCGGCCTTGATCGAGGCCCGGCTGCAAACCAAGCAACTGAACTTGATCGCTCGCGGCATCACGCAGGCGGCGGCAAACTACTTCAACTCCCCCGTCGCCATAGTCGGCGGTTAGGCCAATACAGGTGACGCATGGGCATCGCATCAACCAAAGAACTCGGGCGCACGTTTGAGCAGGAGATCAAGCGATTTCCGATTGCGCGTCGCCGCTGGGTGTGCGTGCTGTCAGACGACACCACGCTGAACAATCCCACCACAGAGACGGCCGTGGTGGCCGCCACGTGTGGCTCAGCCTGGGGCGCGGCGCATCCAACATTCAGCGATTTCAAGCTCCGCAAAGTTTCCATGAACGAGGGCTTTGAGGGCTCCCCGTATCACGTCGAGGTGATCGCGGAATACGGCAGCGTGACGGCCGAAGAACTGCTAAATCCAACTGCCCGCCCGCCGGAATGGTCAGCGTCCGCGCGGCAGGGCCAAGTGCCAGCGCTCTTTTTCTACCAAGGCAGCGATACGTACCCGCTGACAAACTCGGCCTATGACTATTTCCCCGGCCTGACAACCGACGAGTCGATGGTCTCGATCACGGTCACCAAAAACTTTGCCGCCTGGCCTACGAGTTGGTTTGGCGCGATGAACCACGTTAACAACGCCACCTATTTCGGCTGCGAGGCCGGGACGATCAAGGTCAGCTCGGTCAACGTGTCGATCGAGCGAGAGGAGTTTGGGGGCGGCGTGGTTGCGTTCTACAAGGCGACGGCCGAACTGCTTTACCGCCAGAGCGGATGGGCGCTTCAACTGCCCGACGTTGGCTGGAACTATGTTCAAGGCGGCCAGAAGCGGCGCGCGATGGTGTTCGATTTTGAAAACTCGGAATGGGTGCCAAGCCCGAACCCGATTGGTCTAAACGGATTTGGCGCGCCGTCGCCAACGGGATTCCCAGCGATTCTCGTGCGTCGCGTGAATCCAGAGGTGTCGCTTTTTGGCGTCTTTGGGGATCCTCCGTGAGCGATTTACGGCCGACGCAGTTTACGTTCGAGTCTGCGGAGCGGATCGCTAACGTGGTGCGAGCCGTCGAAACGGCTCCGCGCCCAGCGCGGTCGCTGGTGTTTGATGGCATCCCCGAAGGGCGGAAGCCGAAGACCTTTCGCGTCGCCACCTTCACCGGCGCGTGGCCGATCGGCGGCACGAAGACGGTGACGTTCAGGGGCGTAACAAGCACGCCGAATACAGTGTCGGCGACGAATTTGTTCTACACGCTACCAGACAACGGCACGAGCGACTGCGCGATCGCGAAAGAGGGTACTGCGTGGTATTTGGTGCAGGACGTTCACACGCAGATCACGGTTATCACAGGCGCCAGCCTCGGGACGGCTGGGATTGAGTTTACGAGAGCCGTCGTAACGGTCGTGGCGACGGCTACTGCGTCCGTGACAACTATCACCACAACAGCGTGCTGATATGACGATTGCAACAAAAAGCGGATCGCTCATCGTCAAGGACGGCAAGCTCGCAGAGAGCTGCGTGTGCTGCGGGAAATACTATTGCTGCGAAAACAAAGCTCAGCTCTGCCGAATCGCGTCAGTTTCCGCCAGTGTGGAGGCGTCTAACTGGGTGTATAAAGCGAAGACGTTTTCAACACGCCGTTATAATGTGCCGTGCCCCTCGGAGTTCTTTACATATGCATTCAACGGAAGTGACGCACAAGGGTCGCACGCGCTGTCGCAAATTAACGGGACAAACCAATGGTTTGGCTTCGTAAATTGCGGATGCTGGATTTACTTTAGATT